GCAAATCTTTCGCCTCTATACTCTATTGCCATGTTACTGAATTGTGTGTACTTCTAATTTTATTATCTCACTAAACGGAGTGATTTGACCACCCGTCATAATCTCAAAAATGCGAAGTGCTTGTTCTTCGCTTTCTGCTGTTATTTCTGTGCCTGTGAAGATCATGTCCCCTTCTAAAACTTCAATGTTATAGATTTTGGGGTGGGACATTTCCTGTAAATAGTCCTTGGGACTGAGCTTTCGCAGTTTGCCTGATGGTTTCACGATCTCTCTCCATTATTGCGTTTATTTCTGCAATATTGACTTGTGCTCCGTATTTAGCCATTAGCTCTGCTGCTTTTAGTCTAATCTGTGCTTCTTCAATATCACGCTGTCTATCGTCATCCATGATAATCTTCATGCGATCTGTTTCGGCATCAATCACCGCTTTTTGTGCTTGGACTTGAGCTTTCTGTGCTTCAGCCATAGCCAACATTTCCGCAGGATCTGGTTTTTGTTGTTCAGGTGGAGTTGGTGGCATAGGTGGCACTTCAGTATTGATAAAAGTTTGTGGATCTTTAAATCCAGCCATTTCAATCATCTTGGTTAAAGTATTAGCGTATTGCTGTAACGATACCAATGGATTATTGACACCAAGCTGCATAAGTATTTGCTCTTGTTTCCCAGCCATTTGTGAAAGGATAGCAAACTTTTCTTCGTCAGAAGATTTAGAGATTGCTACATTTACAACCATATCTTTATCGCTGTCCCAATATCTAGGATCAACAGGAATAAATTTACCATTAAGTCTAAATACATCTTGAGCGTTTTGATGTTTGATCACCAAGTTGTTTACTATTTTAAATATATTTTTTAGACCGCCTTCAGCGAAGTGTCTACAGATAAGTTCAATACGACCTTGTGCGCCAGACATGGTTGCTGCCACCGCAGCTTTGGTGCTTGATTGTAAAGCATCTGCATTTAAACCAGCAGAAGCCTTAGATACACCTGTTCTATTTTCTTTGGATTCATCCAAATATCCAAGAACAGGGAACGCTTCCTTGCCAACAAACGGGACTGAGAAGGGTTGTACCATTCCTGGCGCACGCACACGAATTGGCTGACCTATGTCTGTATTTAAGACATCATCGATGTTGACCTGCCCTTCGACTACAGCCATTCGTGGGAAAATAGAATGTCCGAGAGAATCTAGTGTATCTCTCATAATTTGTGATTTTGCAGCTTGAATTGGTTTTAGATAATCTGCTGGACATGATCCAATCGCGGTGTGCGGTTCAGGATCTGGGCAGAACATACAAATTGGTAAGTCATCCCATTGCTCTACATTCAAGACATGCAAACCATTACCAATGGTGCAAACTCTAATGCGCTCATCTATACCATCGCCATCAAAATCGTAATTGATGTAATGCTCAATATACAAAGCATCTTTACCACCGCTATCGTTACGATCTGGATAGATCATATTGTCAAACGGATTTCTTGCTTCAATTTCTTCAAAGGCTTCAGGATCTAAAGACGATCCATCGTAGCCAATGTATTCTTCAATCTCATCCATGTCGTAGCCCATCGCAACAAGTTCGGATGCGGACTTAATCATGCGGTGTGCAACATAAGAAGCATCTTCGAGCGTGCGTGCGTGGCGAGCGATAAGGATTTCTTCGGGTGGGACTGCCTCTACGCAAACTTGGTTTTTTTGTTTTAGTCTGCGAATCGTTAAATCGTATTTGGCTGGTATTTCCATTTCAACTTGTTCACCAGTTAATGGATCAAGCTGAATAATTTTTTCCATGGTTACAGATTCTTCAACAATCTCTACATTAGGATCTAAGACCAATGCTTGATAAGACTGTGGATCTAAACCTGTGTATTCGTGCGTGGTAGCTTTAACAGAATCATCCCAAAAGACTTTTACAAAACCAGTCTTTCTAACCAACGCATCTTTGAACGCTGAGTATAAAACTTGGAAACCAGGATTCTTTTCTTGAATTATATAATTAATGTAATCGGTTTGCTGTTCGGCTAGGGCAATATCTTCAGGCCCTTTAGGAACAAACTCCACAATCTTTTTTGTACCAAAAAAAGTACGCATGATTTGTGGAAGCATGAATAAAACTGTATCTCTAACATCGGTTGAAATAAATTCAGACTGTAAGGTAGAGGTAGATTCTGGTTCGTTACCAAGATAGTATTCGGTAGATTCCGCTCTCTCTTGACCAACTTGGTTGATAAAATCTTTGGCATCATCCATCTCGGACTTTAGAACGCCAACTAGATCTTGGAGATCTTGCTCGTTATCTTCTACTTCAACTTCTTCGTTTTCTTTTTCAGAACCTTCAAGTAGTTCTTCTATTTTTTCTTCGTAGTCTTTCTTTGCCATAAATTATCCAACTCTTATAATTCGCGATTTGAGAGGTTTCTTGAAATTATAACCGAAATAGTTACCACTTCCACTAAAACTTGCAGCCGAGGATGCCATGGTCAATGCAAGTGCATCTGCTTTGTCTGGACTTTTTATACCCCTTTTCCTCATTTCGTCTTTGCTTTCTATTTTTATTTTCCCGCTTGAGGTATATTTGTACAAAGGCGAAGCGAGTTCCGAGGCAAGCTCGTCATCAATAGGAAGTCGGCAATCACGCTTCGCCAACCAATCTTTTACCTCAAACCATAATTCTGCTCGGAGATTCAAATAATTCTTTTTCGTGCTTGGAGCTTCCGCCACATTCACCCCGCGCACAGGGAGATTTTGCTCTGCGAGGCGATCGACCACCCCAGATCCTAAACCAATTACATCGACCAAAATTTCTGTTGGTTTTTCCATCGCAGTCGCATCATCGTATCTGTTCTTGACCGCACCGCATAACTGCATGAGATCCATACTAGGGAATGTGGTCATCTCGATGACTGTGTTCCCTTGGCGCACGCACAGCGCGGAGTTATCTCCGCCAAAGCGTGCGACATCTAAGCCCCAGACTATGGGCGCGGAGGCGGTGAGGGAAACATCGCGCCCCATCGCTGCGCGGATGAGTTCCATGGGTATGACAGTATCGTCATCTGCAGACGGGAACTCACCCATAACTTCAACGCGAGCGACTGTGGAATCTTCGCCATACTGTTCGAGCATTTTTTGAAAGAGGGCTTGGTCTGTGCCTTCGACTGTGCGCGAGTCAATCTGTTCGGTTTTCCAATAGGCGCGCTTGGCGTGGAAGGAATCGTAGAATGGCCCTGTGTTTCTGCGCGGGTTGGAGAAGGTAAACCAAAAGCGGTTTTGGGTTGGCTCGGAGAAGAATCCTTCGGACACGCTGTATATGGGCGCGGGGATACCTGATGCCTCATCCATGATTAGGCAGACTCCGTATGATGAGTGAATACCAGCGAAAGCATCTGGGTTTTCTTCTGACCATAGTTGCGCTTGCGCGTAGTAGTAACCAGTATCAATTTTTAAATCGCGCACTAGGGCTTCTTCAAACCATGGTGCTGGTTTTATGGTGGTGGCTGTTTTAGCAAACCAATGCGAGTTGATAGATAGCGTTAGCCATTTACCTAATTCAGCCCATGTTCTTGATCTAAGCTGTTGTTCAGTATTGGCGGTAACAATTATGGTAGAGCCAAGCCTTGTGGATAGCATCCATAGTATTAACCAAGACACTAAGGCTGATTTACCAATACCACGCCCCGATGCTACCGCCAATCTAAACATTTCAGGAATGTCTTTAACATGGTTTCTTTGTATGTGTGTTGAAATTTCCCTCAAAATTTTTTCTTGCCACTTCCTTGGCCCTGAGAAATGCTCGAGGGGGGTGTTAGGTTCTCCCCATGGGAAGATGAATCTGACAAAGTTTAACGGATCATCTTTTATATTCATTGACCAAACAGAGGTCATCAATTCTTTTTCTTGTTCTGGTTTATATTTCATAAAAAAAATTATCTCAACAGTTCCATGTACTTTGCCCCCGCCCACTCGCGCAAAGGGGGGCTCTCAGCGATAGTGAGTACTTACTTTTCATGTTAGTTAGTGCTTACTATCATTCCTGGCATTGCGGTTATTGGGTTTTTGCGCAAGCGCGCGCTCTGGGCGCGCAGGTGCGCGAAGTGTTGGCGCTGTAATTTCTCGGAAGGATCGAGAAAGGCAAAAGCGCCAACGAGCAAGCGCGCGCTTACATACAGAAGGGAGAAGATGAGATCCGCGCGCGCGTGCATTTGCCTAGTTACCATCTGAGCTGTCATTGTCTGTTAAAAGGAACTGATCTTTTTTGTTTAGTCGTTCTATTTTTTGGCCTTCGATTATGCGCGTGCGCGCGTCTGTGAGAATGTTTGAGAGGTTAAGGTTGTGTTGCACTTCTTGGCGATCTGCCCAATTATCTGGATCGCGGTTTTTGAGAAAAAATATGGCGGAAGTTTCCTTCCCACTCATGGCATTTTGAAAAACCTGGTTTGCTACAGCTTGTATCGCTCTTGTCTTTCCTTTTTTTAAAGCTGTGTCAAATCTACCTTTTTCCCTCTTTTTTCTTGCGATAGTAGAAAGCGAACAGCCCAAGAGCGTTGCTATCTGGGCTTCGCTTAATCCATCACCTGACCACCTTTCAATATTGGTTATATCTTCATCCGTGAAAGTTATTCTTTTTCTGCCGACTTTTGATGATTTCTGTTCACTCATTGCCACATTTTGCATGTAATTAACTCCCTTTTATACATTTATTTTATAGGCTTTTAACAGCTTGTTAATAACCTTATATATAAAGAGAGTAAAAAAGGGGTTGTATTGTGTATAAATATGAGTTTATAATAAGTCATTGTTAATCATTTATTAAGGAGAGTTAAAATGAAAAACAAAGAAAAAATGTATAAAGCGATTGACCAACATGGTCAACGTTTAAACAACATATTCAAAACCAATATGGATAATGTTGCCTTGTGTAAAAAGTTATTTAGGTTAGAAAATAAAACTTGGAGACTTGCAACAGATTACTGTAATGGTCTTGTTCAATGTGATGAATGGGATAAACAAACAGATAAAATATTAGCCAATGTTGCTGAGATATTAGGAACAGATAAAGCTAATATTCATATCAATGGAGATCCTAGAGGTTATGCCCTCAAATTCAATATCGACTTTACCAACCAACACATAAAAAATATGTATCGTGATTTCGGCGGTTATGGAATTATCGCGCCTGATTTTAGATTAGAAAATGTGGAGGTAGCGTAATGAATAAATTACTAGAAAAAAATAAACTAGCAGAAAAGCACAATCTTTATAATTACCACAGTGGAGGAGGTTGTTTCCATTTGGCATTAGATACAGATATTGATGAAATTATGTGGCTTATCAATGATGTAATAGATGACAATGAGCCAAGTCAAGACTATCCAACTAGAGAAGATCAAAAGTGTATATTTGGCATTGATCTGATTTACATGGAAGACGAATCTTTAAAAACCAAAGTCATAAAAATATTAGATAATTATGATCTTTGCCGAGATTGGGGTTTTGATACTCCGTTTTTTTATGATGTCTTTTCTAATGGCATTGCTAAAGTAAAACAAATCAATAAAGAGATTAGCGCATTAGTTAGGGAGGTAGCGTAATGTTAAATATTAAAAATCTTAAATTAGGCGATAGGGTGCAATTTGCACCCAACACCTTTGCACAAGTAACCAATTACGAAATAGATGTATCACACCTAAAGGGGACAATAACTCATATAGATCTTGATGAGTGCATACACCTAAAAACAGATCTAAAACTTAGCGACTTTGAGGAGTGGGATTATGAGATATATTTTGATCTCACTTCTGACAGAAGTTATGGAGGAACTGATAAGTATTATTTAAGTAAAGCTAAATTATTAAAGGAGGATAAATAATGAGCATTACATTTAAACAAGCAACCGACAAAGACATAACACAAAGCACCTACAATGTGAGGATACGCGTTGAGTATGTCGCATACTATGACATCCAAGCTGATTCTTGGTTTGACGCTGAGAAGATAGCGAGAGAGCGACTAAATGAGGAAATGAATGATCAAGTCTTTCCTTCTGAAGATATAAGGGAATACGACCCAAAGGAGTTTGAATAATGAGCATTACAAAAGAAAAATTTAGTCTATTTAATTACATGTGCGACATTCTCTATAACTTCTATGACAAAAATGGTTTAGAGCATTGTTGCGCTTTAGAATCTCGTATCGGAGGTAATTACAAAACCGAAGAACAGAAAGAATGGCTAGAGAGATTTAGCCGAGTTTGGGAAATGGTAGAGCAAAGGGAGATATCAAGATGAAAGACTATGTAAACCACAAACCACAAGCACCAATCCATTGGACGGATAATGCACGCGTTATAAGTGAACTATTAATTGCTGTTATCTGTATTCCGCTTGTACTATTTCTTTTCTTAGGAGGTTAACCATGACTGAACACAAAGACAAAGTAGAAAAAAGACGCTTTGAACTATTCAAAGAAAGAGCAGATCTACCAACGCTAGAAACTAGGGCGGATTGGAATTACATGCTTAAACACTATCCAAGCGGTAAGACTGTCAAAGTCTTTGATGACAAACGAAAGAAAGACGAAATCCTAGAAGACAAATACCAAAGCATTGGAAGTAATAACGCGGATTATTTCGTACAAGAGGATAACGACTAATAGACATGGCTACGATCCTAAAAGGGTTTATTTTTTTATTCTCTATAGGATTGTTAGCCATTCTTACCATGTTACTAGGAAACGCGTACATTGATTATAAGGAGGGAAAAGATGATTAATAACGCTAGATTTTATTTTAACTACGAAGGCGACTCCATAGAGTGGACATATAAAGGCTCTATGGATGACGACAAAAGCGCACTATATCGCGCATACAAACATGCTACCTACAAGCCAAGATTAAACGATTTCAAAGTTCTGGACACAAAGGGCCACAACTTAACCAACATTAAAAAGGCATTACTAGAAAGCATCAACGAACAACCAACAGAAAAACCAAAAACAATATGGGGGAAATAATGAAAAATATTATTTGGGAAAGTATCGCTAAACACGAAAATGGAAATCCTGTAATTGTTATCCAACAATTAAAAAACGGATACGCGATTAAGGAATGTAATCCTAAAGGCGAATATAAGACTTGGAAAACTTACGCTAAACAATGGGATGCGGAAAATGATGCTATGTCTAGAGCGTTGAGGTACTCAGCATGACTTTTGAGATGGCGGAACACAAATACCATTGCAGTCTACGCGATAAAGGTTATATCGGAGAGTTACCTTACGCTAGCAGAGAATCATCCATGCAAACTCCTGAGGGCGATTGGTTACTAAAAGACCAATACGGAGATAAACTCGCAGTAGTAACCATAAACGGAAGAATCATTTAATTTTGGGCGCGTGTTCGACATCCCCTAAACCACACACACAGAGCGCGCGCCCTCCTTCATGGGGTACTAATAGGCTACCTTAACTCTCCCTCCTTTAGTAGGTAGCCTAACCCCACCAATAAAAAGTGTATATGCCCCTCCGCGCGCGACTTCTTTAAACGCCTTTTCTCCTCTCTCGGCACAATCCAGATTAACTCCTTCTCCGCCAACTCGCCCACCGCGCGCCCTGCGGTTTTCCTATTCATCCCCACCATGAGCGCATAGTAATTAATCGCATCATGACTGCTCATAGTTTCCCACCGATAACGCTCCACGATCGCCCAAAGCATGATCTTCGCGCTACTCGTTAAATCCTCGCGCGCGCAAGCGCGCCTAAACCAAAACCACACCACTCGCCTAAACTTATTAAAATCCTGGTAATCGCTCACCACGCCAAGCCTTACTAGCGCGCTCGCGCGCTCATTCTCAATCTCGCTCGGTACGATCCACCACACCTTTTCTTGTTCTTTTCTCATACTTCTCCTAATGATCGAAATCGATTTTACTAAAAGAGATTCAGCGCGCAAGCGCTGAACTCTCTATATCATTTGTTATGATATGGATATTATAGTAACTTTGACTATAGTCTTGTCCCATTTTGACTATAGTCTTGTCCCAAAATGACTATACCCTTGTCCCATTTTGTCCATAGCTAGATAATTTCTTTGCTGAAATTTATCTGCATAATTAGGCTTTCGATCTGGGCCACAAATCGTTTTTCTTCGAGCGTTTGCTTCTTTTTGTTCATGGTTGGGAGCGCGTATTGTCTGAGTGCTTCGTTGAGAATGTTTTTATCTTCGCTACTTAGTATTAGTTTTATTGCCATAGTTATACCTCGTTACCCCAAACATCCCAACCAACTCTTTGGTTTCTTGCAAACATTTCCAAATAATTAGATGGGGACATCTTTTCTACTAAATCATAAAATTTTTGTGGCTTGGTTGAATGTGGTTTTATGCTTGGATGATTTATGTGATTTAATTCAGCCATACCTTTAAATTTCTGCATTGGTTTTTTATAAAATCCAAGTAAACAAAATTCTGTTGCAAATTTATAACCAAAACAGGGCATCATTCCGTTTGGTTTATTCCAAACCATTGTTAAGTGATAATTTACTCCCCAGGATTTCAAAACATCAAATGTATATGGAAGCATTTTGTTGGTAGTCCATGTGTAAACATGGCAACCAATATTACATATATCCTGCATTGGCATTTTTTTGATTTCTTCCAAACTCATGGTTGGGTAATCTAATTCTTTTTTTCTATTTGGTCTTTTTTTTACAGATCCTGTCATTGATATATCCCAAGGCGGATCTAAAACTATGGTGTTATATTTTTTGTCTGGTAGTTTTATTGCCATCTTTTTTCTCCTTTCTTTGGTTAAAGATACGATCAAATTCTTTCTCAAATTTTTCTCTATCTTTCATTGGTCTTGGTTTATCGCCTTTACCTGACATCACTCTCTCCCTGTTCCGTTGCAATACTCGCATACTTCGTTTGTTGGTAATGTGCCACAGCCATTACAGTTAGGACATTCGTCTTTCATTCTTGCCTCCATATCATCCATATAGCTAACACAGCCAAAAATACAGTTAAGTTAGTTATCATTAAGTCAGTCATAATATTATCTCCACATTAGCCATCATGCCTAAATCGTTATTAATTCTTTCTTTGGCTATGCCAACATATTCTTCGTTCAGCTCGCACATC